AGCTTCAATTAAGTAGTGACGAGATTTCCCATCATTCGTGGTATCGAAAGGGTGACTGCCTAGTCACCTCACTGGGATCGCTTTTCCAGTGACAGATAGAGCGGAAACATAGACAATGTTTCAGGGGTTGTTGAACAACTACGTTCTTAGGCATGTGTAGGGTAGGGTTGCAGTGTGTAATCTTATCCTGTGTGCTTCAGCGCACAAAGGAAATAGAAGGCTTCTCGAAGTGAATCGTTACACTAGTAACATTCCAACAGCGGCAGTGACCATTTTAGATGCTACGCCTGAAAAGGCTGATCTAACGTGTGGGTCACGGACCACGGATTTTAGTGCTGAATGGTAAGAGTTATGTGGGTTATGGGCCAAATGTTGATGAGCTGATACAACCAAAGTCTGAATGGAATTGCCTAATTCGGCATTTCCACTAGATGGTGTATTTAGCGCATCAACAGCGCGGCCACACATTTCCCAATGCTCGACCATTTCAGCATCGAAATACATGGTTTGTCCAGTTGTGTTCACACCGTACAGGTAACCGATGGGTTGACCTGCAAGGCGAGCGGATGTTGTGCCTCCGATACGTTGCTGGGTGTATTCTTTGTTTCCAGGCCAAAAGTCGTCATTAGTCGACCAAAGCTGGGATTTGTCTGTTATAGAAGGCAAATTAATTAAGAGTTCGGGAATATCAGCAAGATTATGCCGGATGATACCGTTGTGGCCATCTAAAACTTGGATTAATTGAGCAAAAGTTAATGTGTTCAAATTACCAATGTTTAAGATGTCACCACGGGTATCGTGGTAATACTTGAATAAACCCCCTCTGTATAAATTTGCACCTGTCCATCGGACACGTACACCTGCGGATAACAATCGCCAATTGTTTTGGCCGTTGACGAGTGTTAAGCTATCATATGGAGTGGCAGTAGTGCCATGAACTTGTGTAATATTAATGGGAGTAGCCCCGACCGTTGTTGAAATAAAAGTAGAGGTAGCTAGTGCCATATTGGCTGTACTTCCGTAGCTGAGAGTCATAGATGGATAATTTATACCGTTTGCAATGCAAGGATAAATAAATACCATAAACTCATCACCAGCAGGAATGCCATATGATACAAGACCTCTTCCAGAGAATTTCTGAGAAGGTCGGGGGTCCTTAAGACCGCTAACAGTCCCTCTAACACCACTAAATGGGGATATTATTCCCATAAGTGATCGGTAGAGAGGGTCATTAGTAATACCGGTACCGGCGTTATTAGGTCTTCGACTCCGCACAGAGTTGCCAAGACGGCGAACATTCTGTCGGGTTCCTAGAATAATACGTTCAAGTTCACGAATAACGGGTGCGTCTCTTGCGAGACGTATCTTATCGTTATTTTTGGGTCTTCGAGTGGGTGCCCGTGGGCGAGATTTTTGTTTTCTATTCTGCATAGGGTGGAACCTATAACCCTTTGTTTTTAATCTCGGATATCAATTCTTTATAAGGAATTGTTTTTCGAAGACGATGAACAAAGGGATCTGTCTTGAGCCATTGGCGCTCAGAGGACAGGTTAGAATAGAAAAATTTCTCGTGTGTTGTACTATCGAACTTCTTTTCTAAGATTTCAGATAATATTTTCCCAGACCTAAAAGGGTTGGGATTATAAGTCTGAATCTGGATTAACGCCTTATTAAGACGAGGTGAAGAAGTAATACGATGGTATAGGTTAGGATGAAGCACTGCAGACTGCTGTAGGTATGAAGAAGGATTTGTTTGTGATAAATCCTGTAGAATGATGGTGGAGGGAGTAACACTAGTTTGCATAGTGGAACTTAAGGTCCAATCTTTGTTAAATCTTTTATGAAGAGGCAACATATGTTCATCTTTTAAAATGAGTGCCAGGCCCTTTCGGGAGAGTTTCTCATTAATAAAATTTCGAACTTTGTTAGCCATATCTAACTCAAAGAATTTATACATTGGTTTTACATCCTCAACTTGGTTGAAAGTATTTGAAAAGTCGAACTTCGACAGCGTAGGCCGTTCGAAATCAAACTCTAAAATACCATATGGGTGTGGACCCATGGATGAAACGGATCGTGAGATTATGTTCAGTTCTGGATCAAGTACACCAGAAACAGAGTTTTTCTTTCTATAATCATAGTCCTTATCTTTTGTAAGAGCTAAAAAACTTAGTTCTGGGAGATTAAAGTTCTCACCAGGTTCGTTTTGTAGCTTATATAAGGTATGAAGTAGATAGGAAAGGTCTCGTTGTTTCTTGGTGACCTTGACGACTGTTTGTGGTTGACGAAGAAATCCGCAACCACCATAAGCACGTTCAATATATAAATTGTGGAGACCAGGTCGAGAGTCTAATTTGGATTTTGTGATCAAATTAATTTCCTCCTTATTATAAATAAGGAATCTAGAAGTTATATAAGTCACACTATCCTTAGAGACAAAATCGAAAAGCTTATTCTGCTTATCCCATATAGGTTGAGGATCTTCACTTATTTTTCCTTTCTCTAAACCGAGGAGTAATCCGAGGTTTAAAAAGGGAATTTGAGTAAAGGTATCTTTGACCTTAGAATGGTGAAAAAGAGCAGAATTGATGGTAAAGAAATTTGGGTGGACATAATTCTTACCGACAGATAGGACAAATCCAGCACTAGTGATCCATTTCATCCAAATTGGATAAAATTCATCATTAGTACGGAATAAAATGTCATCTCCGTTGACCAAAGTAGGAAGGTCCTTGGCAGAAAAAGTCTTTCCAGTGTATTCTTGCAAAGCTCCATGGTAGCATAGTAAGTTAGCAATACATAAGATAGGGAAAGAAAGGGTGGAACCCATGAGTTGTCCGTTCTGTTGTTTAACATGAACGATCCACTCAGATGGGTCAAGTTTACTATTCGCTACAAATTTCGAATGTTCTTTAACTTTCGAATCCCTAGTTAAAAACACTTTATCATTAACAATGATTTTTGTTTGAAATTCGTCTTCTTGACAAACATCGACTTTTAAACCAAGCATAAGAGCTTGGGTGTACTTGGTTTCATAACTAATATCTTGTTCATAAAGAACAGATCGTAGTAAGGAAGCAGTAACAGGGTCAACGTTATGGTAAAGAAGAGTGTGTTCAAATATCAATTTAGTTAGATTAATGTTTAAACGGTCGGTAGCACCTTTGTAATCACCAGATACCCAGTAAGGAAAAGAAAGCCCAAGGGCTTTTTCTCGAAGTAGTAATTCTGTGAAAATGAGGGAACCACCGATAGGGACGGAAGTAAGAGAAAATTGTGGAAAATCTTGTAGGAGGTCATAGAGGGAGTGTTGGAATGACTGGGAAAAAGAAAAGAACTCAGCTGAGCCTTTTGTTATACCACGAACTTTCAAATTCTCTAAGAGAGGAACAAATTGAACCTGGGCATAGCCAGGATAGTCCTTAATAGAGTTCACATCGTTTAAAAACAATGAACGAAAGTCTTCTGTTCTTAAATTGAACCGAGAATTCTCAGTTAATTGTGACTGTTTATCTAGTACCATCTCGAACGGCTCAAGTCTGGTAGATACCATAGATGCAACATATGACCTTTGTCCACCTTGTCCTCGTTTTGATTCGAGGGAAGAAGAGGTTGAAGGTTCATATGAGATATTTTCGTATCGATCAGAAACATTGGGTTGAGAGAACATAGATTCCAGAAGCGGTCGGAACAGAGATTGAATTGAGTCATTCTCCACGGGTGGTGTGAGCATAGTTTTTGCATGGGAAACAACTTCGGATTCCACAAACAGGTCCGAAACCTGAGCAGTACCTCTCTTTATACCTAACAAATAGGTGAGGGCAGTGCTAAAAATCTTAGTCAATTGGGGACTTAAACTCGATGTTTTTCTAGGTATGAACATCAGTTTTAGTTTCCTCTTAACATTTCCGGTCCATAAGGACCAGTGAGATTTGAGAGCAGCTGGTCTCGGAGGTAAGTAGCTATGGGTTGTTTGGCAAAGTAACTTTGCTAGGGGGTAGGCAGTGTGGTATTTTACTACAGCAGTAAAGTCAGCATGCGGGAAAGAGTAAAGGTTTGTCAGAAATGCAGTGATATCTTGATCGGTTGATCTATCAAAAAAAGATAGTGAAGAATCGAGAAGGGCCTCAAATTCTGCACGAAATAGGTAACAAACCTCTTTGAAGTTTGTACTTTTTAGAGAAAAGTACTTAAATTCTCCTGTCTTCGCAAAAAATGAAGCGACTTTGTAGATAGACTGGGCATTTTTGCCCAATTTACGTAAAGCCACGTTTATTTTTGTGATTTCAGAAGGAGTGTGTTCAACTATTTCTTTTTTTTGTTTAGCCATTTGATCTAATAAGATTAAAATGGATTTCTCAGAAGAAGGGATCCGAAAGAATTTACTAAATTTAGTAGTTTCTCTCGGGGGTAGTTGTTCAGTAACAGGAACTCCCTGTTGCAGTGCACTCACCAGTATATCTACGACACGGTGGCCGAAAGGTTTTCCAGTGTATGTCTCCTTGACTCCAACTTTCTGACGTTTCTTAAACGTTTCGGGTTGATTTGTTGTTTGCCGGATTCTCCGGCCTTTGAACCCTTCTTTTCCTTTTGGATCAGAAGAGTTCGCAGTAACTACAATAGTCATAGGTG